TCATCAGATGCAGCAGATACACCAGTCAATGTGATGAGGTGATCTACATCTAAGGATGCCTTAGTGGACTTGGTGATACTGAATACACCAGTACTTGAGTTATAATTAAGATCTCCACTAGCAGAAACGTGTCCACGAGTTCTTGCAGCAGTGGTAAACAGATTAGTGCTTCCCTCTGTTACATTGTCTGTGTCAATATCTGCTTGTGTTACAGATAGAGCACCCGAACCATCGTGTGTAATACCTGTACCATATGTGAAGTGAGTTCTAGTTCTAGCAGCAGTTGTAAAGAGGTTAGTAGAACCTTCAGTTACATTGTCTGTGTCTATGTCTGCCTGTGTGACAGATAGTTGTCCACCACCAGACAACGCAATACCCGTTCCGTAGGTAAAGTGTGTCCTTGATCGAGCAGCAGTGGTGAACAGGTTAGTGCTACCTTCAGTTACGTTATCAGTATCAATATCTGCTTGTGTAACTGTTAGTGTATAGGTGTTAGCAGCGTCATCATAGACCTTAGTAATACCTGTACCAGCGGTAAACAAGTTATTAACCCTGTCATCTACACGTTCATCAGTGAAGTAAAGATTAGTAGAACCTTCAGTCAATGCGTCAGTATTATGGTTACTGATGTCACCAACCTGTGACTGACCATAAGTAATGGTTCCAGTAATGTTCATATTACCTTGAACTTCAAAGTTCGTGGTAGATAGGAAGTTACTTACAGATAGAGTGTTAGAGAATGGGTTGTAGGTAAGGTTAGCAGAGTCAGTATATACTCCAGCATTACCAGTGTTCGCACCCATAAATGCAGGGTAGAACAGAGTGTTGTTGTTAGTGTTAGTAACGTTAACCTGAGTTGCAGTATCAGCGTTACCTGTTAGAGCACCAGTTACATTACCTGTAATCTGACCCGTGACTCCTAGGGTTCCACCCAAGGTTACAGCGTCATCAACATTAAGTGTTCCTTTGATATCTGTGTTACCAGATGCAGCAAGGATAGATGCTTTAACTCCACCAGCACCACCAACAGAGAAGTTACCACCAACGAATGCTTTCTTAGCAACTGACAAACCACCATCAGTGGAGACAGATGCAAGAGCATCATTATAAGCAGAGGAATCTGTTGTATTATCTGCTTGGACTAAACCTGCGAATGTTGCAGCACCTGCTGTTACATCAATACCAGCATTGAAATCTGCATTACCATCAACGTTCAGAGTTGAATCGAAGTCAACTGCGTTAGCTACTCCTAGAGTACCTTCAGTAGTTGTGTTACCTGTTGCAGCAGCAACTTGGAACTTCGTACCGTTAACGTTAAATGAACCAGTTAGGTTCAGGGTTGATTGAAGTGCAGCAACACCAGATGCTGTGATAGCAGCAAAGTTAGATGCTTGAGTTACTCCAAGAGTACCAGCGATTAATGTGTTACCTGTAGGACCATCAACGGTGACATTTCCAGCACCTACATCAAGGTCATCTCCAATCCAAACTTTCTTAGTTACTGCTAAACCACCAGCGGTGTAAAGAGAAGCAGTATTATCTGTAGCACTTGTAGAATCTTCAGTACTATTTGCACGAACAACTTCAACGAAGTTAGTTACACCTTCTACATCAAGAGTTCCATCTAATTGTGAGTTACCATAAACTCTAAGTATCCCACCAACAGCAGCGTTCTTAGTAATAGAAGCACCACCAGATAATCTTAGAGCACCATCATTAGCAAAGGTGCCTGTAACTCCTGCCTGTGTTGTGCTTGTATTAGTAATATTTCCAGTAACACCAAGTGTTGATGTTACATTGGTTGCCTCATCTACGTCTAATGTTCCATCAATTACTGTATTACCAGTAGCAGCGGCAACTGTAAACTTGGTAGAGTTAATATCAAAGTCTCCAAGAACAGTACCAGTACCACTGACTGTCAAGTTAGATCCTGCTCCAGTTATATTGACTGAAGAAGATAGTGTTGAAATACCAGAAACACCAAATGTTCCTGCTACAGTTGTGTTACCTGTTGCTTCTGCGACTGTAAACTTATTACTATTAACTGCAAAATTATTTGTGACATCTAAGGTTCCTGTGATAGCAACGTTACCACCAAATGATCCATCATCGGTTACTACGAGATCATCACCCACATATAGATCAAGACCAATACCAGCACCACCACCGACAATGAGAGCACCACTTGAAGCAGTAGTTGCAGCAGTGGTATCAAAAAGCTTAATGCTACCTGCATCAATACCTGAGCGAGTACCAGAGAATACTTCAGCACTGTTAGTAGCATTGTCATAAACAGCGAACCTAGATGCTGAATCATCCCATCCGAAGAATCCAATCTTAGCAGCAGAATCATAGTATCTAAATTCTATACCACGGTCTTTATTATCATCTGATACTGGAGCAGTGTCTCCACCCAGTGTCATCACGGGGTCATCTAACTGAGTAACAGTTGTATTGAATGTTGTTGTAGTACCGTTAACTGTGAGGTCTCCTTCTACAGTAGCGGATCCACCTACATTCAAATCTTGTCCAGCAGCAAGAGTTACGGGGGAATTAAACTGAGTAGTTGCCTCAACCGTTAGAGCATCGCCTGTAGCGTCACCAATAGTTGTTTGTGATCCATTGATAGCAACTTCACGATTGAATGTTGCATCACCGTGAACGGTTAATGTACCAGCAGCATTAGTACCAGCACCATTACGTCCAATAATAGTGTTACCTACATTGTTTACAGCGAACTCAATGTTATCTGTGGTTGCTTTCTTACCAACGTATAGGTTGTCACCAATATGAAGGTCAGTTGCTATACCAGCACCACCAAATGATCTAAAGTTAGAATCATTATCCTGTGCGAATGATGGTGTCTTAGCTGATGTAACACCAGTTCTGAATTTATATCTTACCCTTAAGTAGTTCTGTGTGTTGAATGTTTCAGTAGAACCTAAGTCTTTCTCATTGATAGTACCGTTAACGTACAGGTCATTAGCAAAGAGAACATCTCCAGCAACATAACCACCACCGTCTACTCGTAAAGCACCGTAGTCAGTAGAACCAATTACATAGTTGTTACTACCATCAGTGGTAATTGTAGGTGTGTCTGTAGATTCAAAGTGAATAAGACTTGCTACATTTAGAGTACCTTCAATATCTGTGTTACCAGATGTACTTTGTACAACAAATCTATCAGCAGATCCATTGTTTAACTTAAGTGTCTTACCAGTTGTATCAATGATAATGTCATTATGTGATGTTGTGACACCATCTATTTCAACGTCTGCGTTAAGGTCTGCCTTACCATCCACATTGAGGGTTGTATCAAAGTCAGCACCTTGCTTGACGTTAAGCGTCCCCTCAGTAATTGTATTACCATTATCGGAATCGATACTGAACTGAGTGTTGCCAGCAGCATTCTTAACTGCAAATTCTTTAGCGTCTGCTTGTACATAGAGATTGTCGGTTACAGTTGATTCAAGTTGAACATCAAGAGTACCTTCAATTACAGTGTTACCATTATCAGTATCAACTGTAAACTTATCTACTCCACCAGCAGTCTGTATATTAAATGACTTGTTGTCTGCTTTGATTATTACATTATTATTAACTTCTGATTGTCCAGCGATGGTAACTGTACCACCTACGTGAGCATTCTGAGAAAGACCTAAACCACCAGTTACTACTAGAGTTCCCGATGTTGTGGAAGTTGATCCTGTGTTTGTTGTGAGTCTGAGGTTGCCAGCAATGAGAGGAGCGTCAGTGCCAGTGAAAACTTCAGAGGTGTTAGTGGCGTTCGTGAGGAACCTAAACCCGCCAGTGCCAGACCATATGTTAGCGTCCGTGTAATCTTCGTCATACCCATAGAAACCTACCCTCGCTTGTGAATCATAATAAGAGAACTCAATACCACGATCCTTACTATCATCTGAACCTGGAGCTGAGTCTCCACCAAGTACAAATATAGGATCATCAATAGTTACTACAGTACTATTAACTGTAGTTGTAGTACCATCAACTTGGAGGTTACCACGAACTTGAAGTGTTCCAGATGCAGTATCATCATCACCTGGATCCAAGATCATAGTAGCAGCAGTGCTACTTAAAGTGTCATCTTGGAACTGGAATCCTTCTACATTAACACGATTAGATACGTTAGTAGCAGAGATTGTAATATCTTCGTCTGCTGTAATGTTAATACTAGCAGTACCTGCACCTGCGTTCTCTGAGATAATATCCAGAGTCCTATCAGTAGCAGAGTTTACATTATGATGGATCTTAAGAGATCCAGCAGTCCTTTCAATAGTCTGTAAAGGAGTGTTACCTGGTCTATCTAACTTGATATTCGCGCCACTAATATTAGTGTCAACATTAATATCAACCCCACCAGCACCAGTATTATCGGTGTTATTAGCACTGAAAAGAAGAGCACCAGAGGTGTCATTAATCTTGACGTGGTTAAGGTAATCAAATCCAGTGTGACCAGTTGCAGTAGTAAGTTCATTATCTAATTCAAAATCCTGAACGGTAGTACCGTCAGTGAATGTAATTTTATTATTTTGTAGCTGTGTATTATCAATACCAGCAAGAGCTAATGATACGTGACCATTGGCATCTACATCAAAATCTTCTTGTGCAAATGATGCAAGACCCTTCTGTTCAACAGAAGTATTGCTAAGGAATCTCCATCCACTTACATCTCCAGTGGTATGAGCAGGTTCTCCACCACCAGCAGCAACCTGTTGGATTGCTTGATATACCTTAGAGTTTGCTTCTAAGATATGATATCTTTCATAAACTGTACCAGCATTATAAGTATCGTACTTAGAACCTTCTGTTGCTGTGGCAATAGGTACGTTCTCTGCTAAGGTAACACGACCATATCTATCAACACTAAACTTAGTAGCGTTAACAGTTTCTGTACCATATGGTTCTGAGTTACTACCAGCAGAATTAACAGATGTTAATGATTCAACGTTATATGAACCAACAACAACTGCTGTGTCAGCAAGATCAATGAATGGGTTCTGTGAACTACCATCAGGTACTGTAAAGATTATACGTCCACCACCACCAGTTAATGTTCTGGTTTGTACATTACCAACGGAAGTACGTGTGAGGAAACCTAAAGATGTTAAGCCAGCAATTGCTGAAAGCTCGTCGTCAAGAGGTTGAGCATCAGTAATACCATAATTAGCAAGGGTAGAAGCAAGCTCAGCACCAATAACACGCCCCTGACTGTTAACACGAACCCTAGTATAGAGTGCATCAGCATTAGGGTTGTTGGGATCATAATGTGGAAGAGTTGTGATTAGAGAGAGGTCAGTAGTAAGTTCTAAGTTCTGAGAACCATCAAAAGAACCTGATCCAGTTACTTGTCCAGAGAGTTGGATCTGACGTGCGTTAGCAAGACGTGTCGATGTTGAGGCATTACCAATTAGAGTTGCAGTGACAGCACCAGCTTGGAAGTTACCGTCAGCATCCCTTTTAACAAGTGTATTAGCAGCGTTTGATTCTGTTTCTAGTGGTCGTTCATACTTTAGTGAGTTCCACGGTGTAACTCCATCACCAATTTTGATACGCGACGTATCGATCTCAATTCCCAATTCACCCTGAGCGAGAATGGGGTTGATGTTTGCCCACTGTTGAGCACCATCACGTCGTAATTGTATTCTATTTGCCATTGGTTAGGTCTCTAATCTGCACGGACAATATGCCTCTCAAGATATTTATAACCGTAAAAAAGGGACTCTTGCGAGTCCCCTTCGTTTATTCTTCTGTGGTGACCTCGTTAACTTCCTCACCAGGTTGGAGGATATACTCTAATGTCTCTATCGCTCCTTGCAGTTTTAGTGCCTGTTGCTCATTCGATCGAATCTTTTGAGCCATTTTTTGGTTTTCTTCAACCATACTCGCAAGTCGAGTCTTGAAATCGCTCAGGAGTTTTTCCTGATCAACAGTTTCAGGTACATCGGCAGTCATAATTTGTTCTCCAAGTTTTTAATTAGTAAAGATTTAATCTCTGAGATTTCAGATTTTAGCACATCTAACTCTTCTTGCATAGAGTCGATCTTGCCATCCCTCTTTTTCCTTGCCTTAGCAGCAGTTCCAGGAGGAGTTTCCTTGGTATTTAGTATAGCACCTGATGTGGTATCCCGCACTAATTCGGGTTTACCCTTCACGTGCAAATAATGTTTAGAGGTCACTTAATGCCATTACTCGAAGGTTCTTGATCTCAGGAACGTATGATTGGTTCTTAGAGGTCATAATAACCTTAACCTGTGCTACGTTAAATTCAGCACCATTATAAGTGTATTCTAGATCTCTTAGTAGATAAGCTTCAGTCTTCTGTACTGTCTTATCTTCTATACCGTTCCCATTAAAGTATGTATATCCTATCTCACTGAATGCGAGAGATGTACCAACGGGTTGAATACGATACATAACGTAAATTTCAGTGTCAGGATGTCTCCAAGCTTCAAACATAACCTTCAATGTATTAGCAGGTTGTAGAAGATTGACCACCTTAGTAATGTAAACAGCATCGTTTAGATCACCAGTGTTCTTCTCTGCATTAGAAACAGAAGTAGTGAGGTTATTAATTCTATTTGATGTTGTAATGAGTGAACAACGATCCGTATCAATAACAGGACTGATGTTATGATTCTCACTGCTTATCAATAGTTGCATAGTAAGTGACTTAGAACCACTCAACTTAGCATCCTCATTAACCTTAGAACATACAAGTTTAGGGAATGTTAGATAGTTATCTTCATTAGCGATACAGTCAAGATATACACCATCGTTAATAAATGATGCTTCATCAATATTATTACCATCAGTAATAGATGTTGCACTAACAGCATTCAAACGAGGAATAATATCTGTCTCTGGGAAGACATTCATCTGTAATTGAGGGAAGAACTGTTCGAACTGAACGTTCTGAGTTGCAGTAATATTAGATCCACCATTGGTAATACCATTAGTAGATACAGATGTAACTGCTACCTTATAAGAATCAAGAGTAGGTGAACCAATTGCAGTATGTAACTTGTTAATTTCTACAAGAGGAATACCATCAAGGTTATAACATTCAACAATACTTAATGAACTATGTACTAGAGCACTAGTTCCTGCCTTACCACGAGAACCAGAAGGTAGTGTAATGATCTTACCATCAGCAGATATTGCACTGTATTCAATGATCTCAAAGTGTCTTTGACCAACTTCAGGGTCACGAATAATGATGTAACCAGGATTACTTGTACCTACAGCAGCACCATTAATAGTTGTATGGAATGCAGATGCATCATTAATGTGTAATGAGAATGTACCACTTACACCATCAGATGCTGTCAAACCATTAGTGTGGTAAGCAGAGTCAATAATAGTAGCAGCAACTTCAGAAATTACACCTTCAAGTTTAACGTTGTTACCCTTATCGTGCATACAATGGTTTGCGTGCATCACTGTAATCTCAGTTGCTTGGTTAAAGTATGAGATAGGAGCAGCAGGATAATCGTTAATGTCATCTCCAGTTAAGGCTACACCACCAGATGCGATAGTACCAGAACCAGTTGTAGATCCATCAGTATCCTGAGTGATAGCATCACCAACAGCAAAGGTTCCTGTTACAGATTTAACTGAAACAACACCAGTACCAGATACCCATCCAGTAACCATAGCAGTTGCACCAGTACCATTTGTTAAGGTGTCATCAACATTGAATGTTCCTGTAACACCAGTTAGTGTTAGATCACCAAGTGATCTTGAAGATACTAATCTATAAATCCAGTTAGCACCAGACTGTACACCTTCTCTGAAGGTTCCATTCACATCATCAACAATGATGTATGCGTTAGATGAACCTTGTACACCTTGTACAACCTGTCTGATAATAGCAGAAGGAACAGGTGAAGTATCAGTCTGTTGAAGTTCAGCACCAATAGTGAAGTTAGCAATATGGTCTGAAAGGATAATCTTGATTTGGGGTTTTAAAGTCTTAATTGGGTTGCTTCGTAGTTCGGCGATACCACCGTTACCTCTTGCTAGTTCTGAGTTATTGAATACAGCAGTACCAGTTGTACTCTTAGCAAACTCTGCTTTATAAAGGTTGAACTTAAGGTCTTCATACTGGTCAGCAGTCCACGTAGATGCGTTCTGTGATTTGAATAGAACACCAGCATAAGGCTGTTCAGAAATCGTTCTATCATTAGTAACGTCATCCTCACCCATTCGTGAGATCCAAAGTTTATATTCATTGGAGTCAGAAAGAACAACCAAGCAATACTCTCTGTTCTCAGTCACATATATTGGTGATGGGAATGAGAACTTAGTTGATACAGTTCCATTCTCAGACAAGTTTATTTGACTAGGAAGGAGAGTAACGTCACTGAAAGCAAGAACTTTAGTGGTAGGATAACCATTAGCCATCTCCCTAACCTGTATCGAGACTGGAATCCTTTGATCTTTTGTATTAAAGAATAATTCTGCACTTGTTAAGAATGCTCCTCCCTTAGATTCTACTAAGAATGACTGTGCTAGTGGGTCATACCAACCTGTGTCTCTAGTTGCAGTAGACTGGTCGTTAACAATTCTATCTGATACAACTGTATCTCTTACAATATCTGCATTTCTAACTGCAAGGATGGTCTGTTGCTTGGTCTCGATAACTCCAGATGCAACATAATTAGCAGATGCAGCAGAGTCAACCTGTCCAGGAATCCTAGAGTCAGTATCTGAAGTTGTTAAACGAACGACACGAGTACCAGTTGCAAATCTTGGGTTAGTGGAAACACCTGGATTAGGTATCCACATAATGCCTTCCATATCACCATTAGTGTTTGCAATCAAACGCTTCGTCTTAACAACAGCACGTGCACCAGAGGTTTGTCCTACAAGGATCTCAGTCTCTAATGGGTTACCATAGAAAGCACCAGCAACTGTCTCAGACATTGTTTGAGTATCAATGTTGAGTAATGGTGTGGTAGATGCATAAGATGTTGGTAGTTCACTCTGATCATAAGGTGATAATCCATCATCAAATCCTGTCTCAGGTGTAACTAACTTAAGTCTACATCCAGATGTCTGTCCAATAACAGTCTCACCAGTAACAAATGGTGTGTTATTAGTACGAGTATCATCAACTGGGTTCTTAATAACCTCAATCAATCTTGGTGTAGTATAGAAGTTTACATCTACGTTATCAATGAATGCATAGAATCTTGTGTTAGGCTTAAGACGTTGGATCTTAAACGCAATGTTTCTTGAACGAATGAATGGAACTACTGTTCTTTCAATCGTCTTATCTCCTAATGACTGACGGTCAACACGTGGAGTAATGATAGTTCTAATACCTGATCTTGTCTGTGATCTAGTAGTATTAGTTGTGGTTGTAGTGATCCTTCTAATATATGGCCAAGAACCTCTTCTCATAGTCTGAGTATTGGTTCTACTGGAGTTAGAAGTCCAGTTAGTTCTCCAAGAGTTCCATTGAGTTGGAACAAAACCTGTGTTAGTGTCTCCACCAAATCTCTGAACCTGTGCAGTGAAATCACCTTCTAGGTTTACAACTTTGTCTGGAGCACGACGTGTATCTACCCAGTCATCAGAAGATGGGAATAAATCAAGTCTACCAATATAAGCAAACACGTTAAATGGGTTTACATTCTCAACACGTGATGCATATGGTTGGACAATAAATGTCTGTTCATCATAAGGAAGAGTCAAAGTACCAACACTATGATGCTGAACTCCACTAGATCCACTAGCACTATATTCTAGTGCTACGTTAGTAGTATAGTGAGAAGCACGTAATTTACCTTCTGCAAAAGATACAGCACAAGCAAAGTCTTCGTGAGTTGTTGCTGCTGAATCAAATGAACTGAAGTCATCTACAAGGAAACCATTCTTAAACTTATCAAATCCATCACTATCTTTAACAGATAGAGATGCAGTTTCTAATTCAAGTAGGTTCAATGCAGTGTAGTACTCAAGATTATCAACACGTCTTTCAATTAGACCGATGTCACGCATCGTGAAACGACGGTTGTTCTCTCTAACAATGTGTACTCCTTCTGGACCATAACCATAAGGTTCGTGATACAGAGTAGCAAGTAACATTGCATTATCAATATTTGCAGGTATGTCATCAGACTCACCTGGAACACCCCTAACGATCTTGAATTGTTGCTGATCAGTTAAGAATAGTTTGTCAATTCTGCTGACATAATAGTCATAGTCACAACGGAAGTCAGACTCTGGCTTAGGAATGTCAATAATAGTAGCGTTATTTGATACACCACCAGAGGAGAATCCTCTATCTTTGAAGTCAAGTGATGCACAGTTAACATAGTATGGTGATCCAACAGTACCTGAACCTGATAATACAGGAGTTACAGCAGGTCTAAAGTCAAGAACATCTCTGAGTTCTCTAGTCTCACCATTAAATTGAATACTTGGGATGTTGGAATAATCGATACCAACATAGGACTGTGATGCAAAGTAGTCACCCGTTGCTTCGTGGGTGAATCTGTTGAACACAATCATTAACTTACGAAGAGGTGCACTAGCAGAACTGTATCTGATTAGTTTACCAATATCATAATAGTGACCTAACTGGTTAGGATCAAGGTAGAAGTTGTCAGTAATGTTACGTGAACCATTGTTAATAGATCCATCAGCATCATTAACTAGACCAGTAAGAACATTACCAGCAGCATCGAAACCACTAATAGTCTCACCTAATGTAAAGAAATTATCATTCTCATAAACAAAGTGGCAAACATATGAAACAGAGTTAAAGTTTACAACTCTTGCTTTTGCCTTAGATGTTGCACCTTCTATCACAGTACCTTTCTGGAAGATGGTGGCATCCTGCATCGTTAGATGAGGAATAACAGCAGCATTATCATCATTAGATTCGTAGACAGCGTGAACACGGTAGACATCTGTAGCTCCTAGAGAGATCTCTTCGTCTTCAATACGTGTACCATATAATGAACCATAGGTTAAACCATACTTGATGTTGTCAGAAGAGTTAGCAGTACGCTCAACCTTCATAACTTCCATCTCAGTAGCATTCTTCAGTTTCTTCTCTGCTTGGTTCTTAGATACTGAGGTAATCAATCTGGCAGATGTAATACCAGTAAGACCTGTTACAGTCAAAGATGTTCTAGGTGTACCAGTTGTATTGAATGTATGTACTGATTCAATATCAATAACTGTTCCTGCTGTAGGAGCAAGAGATACTAATTGATAATGATCTTTATCATATGCAAGGAACTGTTCGTCTGCTGGTAATGAGATCGTAAAGTCATTAGCACCAGTAACAGTTATATCATCAAATGTACGTGCAACGATTGCTGATTCATCAGCGATTGATTTGATAGATGCTTTAGGCATCTCAATCATAAGGTCAGCAACGTCATTGTCATAGATTTGAGGTCTACGACGAACTATAAATCCATAATCAGCAGCACTAATAGCGTTACCACTATATCCAGCAGATGTAGCACTAGTGATCTGGTTATCAATATTAGTAGAAACAATACTGATGAGATCAATTTGCTGCTCATCAGAACCATTAACGGTTAAAACATCACCTGGTCTTATGTCCAATGTGAAGTTTGACTGTGTACCAGTTAGGGTACCAGTAGCACCACTAGAACTAACGTTAAAGTTAGTACCAGCAATAACTGTTTCTTGATCTAATAAGAAGTCTCCAGCAAAGATGATAGCGTTTGTATCAGGGTCTTTACCAGTTATACCCTTAGCATCAGTGATTTCGTACTTATAGTAATCACTAAGAGTACCAATTTCTACACCATCACGCTCAATAACTTCACCGTCTCGGAAAGTACCATAGACTTGGTATACCTTAATTAGATCTACACCGTTATAATCGGCTTCTACAAATGCTTTTGCTTTAGAACTACGTCCTCTAATAACGTGTCCCTGTGCAAGAGTCACAGAACCACTCATCTTCATCAGAGTTAGTGGTTGTAAGTCAAACACATATGCTTTAAATACAGTCGCTTGAGCATTAACAGTAGTACCATTATGGAACTCAAATGCTGCAACACGACCATAACCAATGATATTACCTGAAGCGGTTAAGTTATAGTTTGGTTTGATATCACGAAACTCAACAACTTGATAGTTCTCTGTGATATTATTACCATTAACAATAGGTGAACCCTTCACATTATTCATCAGCATAAAGTTGCCGAGTTCAAATGGGATAATAGAGTTCTGTAATGCAACAGTTGTCCTTGATTTCTCTAGGTCAACGTAAGTAGGAACAAGAGTTTCTGATTCATATCCTCTTACATATGCCTTACCTGGACCTATCTCAACTGAGAAGTGGGCAGTAGAAGACGATATACCGCCAGGAGATGTCCTACCAGGTAAATACACCCCACCATTGATTCCGTCGTTCCTATGCTCTCTGACACGTACGTCAAAGTCTCTTACAGTATAGTCACCAGACTCATCAAATGTTCTACGAGCAAGTTCCCTTGCCATCTCATTATATGCAGTTCTCTCTACAAATGTTTCAATGTTAGAATTATTGATTCTTAATAGTTCAATAAAGTTCTTATCTGTATCATCGTCAATAACTTTCTTAACAAGACTAGTTCTGATTCTAAATCTATGTCCACCTGGAGCAGAGTAGTTAGAAGTACCAGTTGCATTGTCATTTAGACCAGGGTCATCTTCTGGAGTTACAATAGACTCAAAGATTTCTAGACCAACCCTATAAGATGGTGAGTTTGTATACTGATCAAGTATGATTGTTTGATCAACAACATCAACAAAATAACCACGAATGAAATAAACACCGTTAGTAATAGATGCAGTTGAACCTACAGCAGTAGAATTAGTAGGAAGTAACTGTGCAAATGGAGTTCCTATCTCAATCAAAGAACTACCATAAGTTATTTCAGACTCACATATTAACTGTTCATTATCTACAAAGCTTCCTTGGTTAGAATCTGTACCACCAGAAGTCAAATACTTAACATATAATGTAATATAACCACGCTCAGAAGTATTAGCAGGGATGGAGAATAGGATCTTTGCCTTAACACCAGTAGTCAAACCACTGATAATCTTTCCATCTAACTGTTCTCTATATTGCTCAACGTCTGCACCTAAGAATGAACCCTGAAGTATAACTGCTTTAGCGTCTAGGTCATAACCAATCTGACCTGGGATGACCATAGAGCCATCCTTAAACATATGCGAACCAAACGATTCAACCTGATTCTGCATCAGGGATTGCATCGTGGTAAGTTCTCTAGCCTGAATAGGATATCCAGGACGGAACAGCACTCTGTAGAAGTTATTCGCCTTATCGAAGTCGTCGAAATATGGCGATATATTCAGATTGGTATTCTGTGGCATTGTTTTAGAACTCTACTACGATCTTAATGTCCTCAATTTGGTCGCCAGCACGGGAGATTGCTCTCCTATTGTCTATGTAGATGACTTTTCCAGAGTCCTTCTTCACTTCTGGTTTGGCGTACCCAGATGTAAATGACATACCAAGATCATATTCAGTGTTGTTTATAACACGTGTTGCTTCACCAGGAATAATTGGGAAGTTAATGTCTGGGTCGGCAGAGGTACCTGATCCAGATCCAACAACAGTATTACCTCCATCAAAGACAGTCTTATTACCAGAGATCTCAGGGAAGATACCATCAACTCTGTTCTGGTAGTATTTCAGAACTTTAGTTGTAGTATTCCAAGAAACAACTCGTCCTCTAGCAGTCACCTGTTGACCACCAATAGTACGAGTCTGTGTAATAATTTCGTCAGTGTTAAATGAACCTGTAAAATCTGGAGAGAAAATTACAGCGTTAGTAGCAGACAAGGTAATTGCGTCTGCCAATTCTTCGGTACCGTACTTGCTTGGATTAAGTGTTAATCCAATACGACGATAATCGTTATCAGTTGGGAAGTCACCTGATCCTTCATCGTAGGTGAACTTGGTGTTAATCATTACACGAAAACCACCCAGTTCGATGGCTGGGTCTGATCCGTGTCCTCCCTTCGGTGCGATGATGACATCGATAGCACCACCGCTACCAGTACCAGCACCAATACCGTTAATTTCATCAATAATTACCTTACCAAATGAGTAGTTAGAACCACCAGAGGTTACAGTAGCACTAACAATGCGACCGCCGTCCACAACGACACTAATCCTACCGCCCGTGCCATCTCCCTTGATCGGGATATTTTCGTATGTACCATTGTTGTAACCAGAACCAGATGATTGTATAACCACTGTATCTATCTCACCACCAACGGCATCAGATTGTACAGCAGTGTCTTGTAGTACAGGCATATAATCGCCTGAGAAGAACTTCAGTACCTGACCGACGGGAATAGTAAACATATACTTCCAACGATAACCGTCGGCGGTAGTAATAATAGAAGTACTAGTTCCAGTAGGTTCAACTGTTGAAGGCTTTCCGTTAGGGTCGGAAGGTGAGGTACCATTGTAAATACACTTGTAAGCTTGATATGAAGAGTTAACGACATAGAAATCAGCGTCATATAGTTTCGTAGCACCAGAAGATGCAGTCTTACTTGACGAATAGTCGTGACGATACATATCGTACACATAACCTAAACCACCAGTGGTTTGTTCTGGGGGTATCCAGTCAATACGACGTATAACCTGAACAGCGTCGTTCGCTAGAACACGCTTCATCGAGATCATATCATCATATGAGTCGGAAAATTCTTGAAAAGAATCAACAGGAGTAGGTGGATTGTTCTCGTTATCCCACTCTTGAGGTCTTCCTATAAAAACATACAGACGATCACGATTCGCACCAGCAGCTATATCGCTCTGGTTCTTATCGGGACCTTCAAGCGATTTGATGAATTTTTCTGCGGTAAAAATCCTAAATTGATCGGTAAGTAATGCCATTGGCTGCTTGTGCCTTCCTCTTATTTATACTGGGTTTAATCAGGCTCGTTTCTAACTGCTGAAGGATACTCAATTCTTAGAGTAGTTCCTATAGCACCAGTTCCCGCACCAGTGATTAATTCATTATTATTCCAGAGAGCGTTGCCGTTATTTTCAACAATAGACTTCACTCTTAATGTTTTAGTTTCAGAGTCCCAAGATTCAACTGTTCCAGTTATACCTGTGATAGAACCTGTTACAGTTTCATCAACGTTATAGTACTGAGCAGCACCTGGATCGAGACTACGGAAGATAAAATCAACTTTTGCATAATGCAGATCTCCATCACCAAGTGATCCAGCAACGGATACTGTGGGTGAAAGAGAAGGTTTTGAACCATCGGTCATTTGGTCACCAACTGCAAACAGAGTCGTGTTAGTACCACCAAGGGTTTCTTCAATACCATATAGTGATACTGCTATACCACCATCTAGATTTATCTCACCTTCAAAATCTGTACCTGTGTTTATGATGTCAGGTATACCATCTCCAGCACCATCCAGTTCAGCAATATCTTCAAATGCTTTATCTGGAATCTCATTAAGTGGTACTGTTAAAGTTACAATATTGTTTCCAGCTGAATCAACAAGGTTGTGTGGAACAACACCAGTAGCAGATGCAGATGCAACACCACCAGTAAAGTCAATAACCTGTGATTTAACTTGTGAACTACCACCATCAATGAATGCTAGTTCATCAACTTCAAATACTAGATACAACGAACGAGTAGCTGGAATCCAGTCATAGACACGAGCAATTTTATTGCTAGAACTTTCATTGGTTCTAGTAACTCTGTCTCCTACATTAAAGTTATATCCTGAGATACCACCTTGGTCTGCAAGACCATCCAGTACTACCTTCTGATCATATCTAAAATTAAGTGCACGGTCACAACCAGTAAAGGATGTGAGTGTCTTACCTGTATAACGAATAACCTCCCTACCGACTAGGATCTTACCTGAGCCTGGATAAGGAGATGTTGTCTGTACATATACAGTCTGATCATTCTCATCAAGATCTTGAAGAAGACCTGTTATATCATAGATTGTTGAGTTGAAAGACTGTCTATTTCTAGACTCTTTTGTGAGATCAGTGTTTCTAGTGAATAGAACTTGAGGATCACTGGAGTAACCACCACCAGGATTGGTGATGTCTATATGAGTAATAGCACCAAGATTAACTGTTGCTACTGCTTTACCACCAGATCCACCACCACCATTCAATAGAATGATAGGTGGAGTTTCATAGAATTCACCCTGATTTGATACGTCAACAGATTTAACGATACCAAATTCGTCAACCTCAGTAACACCAGTAGCACCTTGACCGCCACCACCAGCAATAATGATATTGACATCACCTATCTCATAATTAGAACCAGCTTGTTCTAATGACAAACCAGTTACCAAACCTGTTACAGGACGTAGTTCAGCACCAGATCCACCACCACCCTTTATCTCAGCAGTAGTAGGATCAGAGTAGTACTCGTCTCCGTTAGATAATACTTGAATATATTGTAACGAACCAGCAGGTGCAATAATATTACCTTGGGAATCTAATTGATCTTCTTCCCATAGTATTGCTTTTGCCTTAGCACCTACTCCATTACCAGTTGTGGTTATATCAATTCTAAAAGGATCATATCCTTCACCAGGATCAAGAACCTTGACAGCAGCAATCTGCCCGTGTTCAATGATCGGTTCGAGAACAGCGTCCCGAATCGGCGTACCACAGTTGGATATCTTTAGTTCAGGTGGATCAGAGCTGTTATAGCCAACACCACCATCCACCACATAAACGTCTCGAACGCCAAAAATAGAGTTAAAGAGTGGTTCAATTTTCGCTCCTGATCCTGGGACTGTTCTGGTCATTTATCATTTTACGGTGATTGTGCCGTTCATATCGGCGTGCGCTGTGCACTGATAATATAAGGTATCTGGTGCATCAAGTGGAACGGTAATAACTTGCATACCTGTGTTAGATCCAGAAACACCAGTTGTATACTCTGTACCAGAGGTACCAGAACTAGACTGAATCCTTAATGGGTGTGCACCACCTGCTTGGTTATGCAAATCATATGTAAATCCTCTATGGAATACCAAAGAAGCATTAGATACGTTAGTTGCTAAGCCAGGTCCGTTAACTGTATATGCACTCATTCCAGATGCAGTGAACTTATAAAGCAATGTTGGAGATGGCTTATAGATCGTTGCATTATCGTGACCCTTAATGATAGATGCACCAGCAGGAGCATTACCAATCTGAGTCTGGAATCCACCACCAACTTCAGCGAAGTTAGTACCATCATTAGCAATATCAAAGGTACCGTTAGTACCAATCTTCATTCTCTTAGTACCAATCTTGATCTCACCATCAGCAGGGAGTTCAAGGTTACCATCAGCATCGATCTTTAATTTTCTAGTAGAAGTACCAAATCTAATTTCTCCATCAGGAACCGTTAGGTTACCAGTTGAGTCCATTGCTAATTTGTGAGTAGTACCAAACTGAATCTCAGTATCTTGATCAAGAACTAGGTTATCACTACCATCAAATTCTATAAGTTTCTTAGAACCAGAAGCACCGAAACGTAGTTTCGATCCAGTAAGTTCTAGAACACCTGAATCATCAAAGAATAATTTGTTACCACTACCAAAGTCTAAATCCTGACCACCAATATCAACTTTACCAGACTCATCTTCACTTAGAATTCTATTGACTGATCTGATTCTAACTGCATTTGCTACAGACAATTCTTGAGATTGGTTAGCACCAACAGCAGCTACTTGGATGTAACCACGTGCTGCACCTGCTTCAGCAGTGAATGATGTAAACGTAACTTCTGCTTTAGCATCAGTAGAGTCTACAAGTTCCAGAGTGGTGCCAGCCTTCATAGCATTGAAACGAAGTCTGAACTTCTCTTCTTGTGTAGAATCTTCTGAAGATAATTTAGAAGCAACGGTACGAGTAGCACCAGTGTCAATACTATTAACTGTATGTGATTCTTCCTTCTTCCTCTTTATCTCACCTGCTTCCTCAGATATAGCAGTATCACCAATCCAAAGTGAAGCACTGGTTAGATAAAGATCTCTGAAACGTAATGTAGAAGAACCCAAGTCATAAGCATTATCAGTATTGGGAAGGAAGTTCGTAGAAATAACAACCTCATCACTACCATTGTTGGTAAGATTTGTTATTGCAGAACCACCGCCACCACCACCTTGTAGATCGTCGCCTGGCTGCCAGCGAGCATTAGCAGTATTCCACTTAAGAACCTGTCCATTAGTAACCCCACTAACGTCTATGTCCGTAAGATTTGATGCTGCTAGTTGTCCCTCTGTAAACGTACTACCAGTCCATTTGAGGACATTGTTCGTTGAGGGTGAATTAATTGTTATTTGAAGGTTAGTGTTATCTCCAAGGGCTGCATACAACTCATCTATAACGTTGTTGAGTTTAATAGCACCGTCTCGTAAGGTATCACCTGTTCCGTCATTGGCACTTACGCCAATATTAAGGTTCTGCTTAGCCATAGTAGTGGGGTTTTTCTACAGTTTTATTTATGTAAGGTCAAATTCATAATTAGTTAAATCAAAACGTACATTATTTCTAGTAAAGTCTGGGTTGGTATTATCCCTATCAAATGGGACTGCCGTCATATCAAATCTACCAACGTTACTATCCCATTTAAGAACGTTTGAAGTATCTTCGCCACCAGTACCACCAGTGACAGTTAGGATAACAAGGTTAGATGCTAGAGGTGAGTTCTGTGCTTGTACTTCACCACCTATAGGACCAGTAACGATACATCTAAATCGATAACCAGTCATATAAGCCAGTGCTATTAATGAATATGATGCTGAATTAGCACCAGTAATATTCGCCCAGGCAAAGCCTCCATCAGTTGAAACTTGCCATTGATACCCTTTAGTACCATCTTCAGGTTCAATTACGGCAATCAAACTAAACGTTTGAGTACCACCATTAGCAATAGTTGCATTAGTGGGCTGATTAGTAATAAGAATACTAGGAGCAGCAGGTGGATCTCCTCCACCTTCACCTTCTCCACCACCAGCAGCCTGCCCTATGCCTTGGTTTGCTGGTATATTTAGTGCCTCTTTAGAAGAAAGACCAAATATAAATGGGAATTTAGGTGTCAAGTAACGGTTAGGTACTACAGTTACTACATTAGTACCACCCATCTCTGGATGATATAAGCACCAATAGTAAAGAGTTGAAGGTGCATCTTGGGGTACTGTTATCTCTACGTAAGCACCTGGTTGACCTGGTGTACCAACAACAGTAACACCATCAGTATATTCTGTTCCACCTTGATGTGTTCCGTCTTGAGTAGATGAAAATCTAAATGGATGTGGATGATTACTGCTATCTGATTGATCAAATCTATATGTGCTTCCCTTTATTAATGTTAAATTTGCAAATTCTACTCCATCAATGAAGTAATCACCTTGTTGTAAGGTGACAGTATAGTTTTTACTCTCAGTCTCGTCGTTCCAAATTGTTACAAAGTAAGCAAAAGTACCGTTTGGATACTCAGGAGTATGACAATAGCGACCATTATAAACATCTAAATGCCTCCCAGGTTTGTCAACGTTGTACTCATAGTCCTCCATCAACGCACCCTTGGGTGGATTTGCTGTTGTAGTACCATAAGCAGGTCTATTTACAGCAATTGATGCATTCATTTGATACCCTGTCTCCATTATTACAACTGGAGATGTATTATCTTGAGGTAAATTGTATCCGTATGGACCATATACAGGATACCCATCAAATGATAAACCTAAAATCTTTGAGTGACCGTCAGGGTGACGCATATTGTCGCCAACATACTGACTTAAACCATAGTAATCATTATAAGCACCCATCACCTGATTAGCTTTCCAGCAACTTATAAAATCTCCATCGTGATAATGGTATTGATCATTGTCATTAGGATGACCACCACAACTATCTTCACCAAAATTAACCATTCCAAAATTTTCAGTTGCAACCCAATGAAATCCTACAGGAGGACTTCCTAGATCACCAGCAGAAGGATTGAAGAGTGCAACACCATTTGCTGCTATACCAACAATACCTAATGGATAACTCTCACTAGTTTGTGTATTATTTCCACCTCTATATGTAAAAGCGTGACTAAAAGTGTAAGTCGCTATTTCATTAGGGTTGTTTGCATTAGGAAATGTCCCACTAGTAACGGGATGAGGTAACCCATCACCCGTTACTGTGAGAATGTCATTACTTGGATTGTAACTACCGTTAGCTGCCATTAGTTATCATCGAATATTTGATCTGGGGTGAAGTTATCAACGGTGGTAGAACCGATGTTGATAGTCAGTATGGCAGATTGAGAGAGTGTTGGAGTTGCACCCGTAGATGTTAATCCGACTCTAAATTCATCTCCACCGTCACCCTGGCTAGTAGCAGGTGTAGTGTAAGTAGGTGATGTAGCACCATCAATATTTATCCAAGAATTAGTTCCGTAATCCTTCTTCTGCCACTGATAGTTAATCACTCCACCAGCAGGTGTAGTGGATGCTATTACAGTGAAGGAAGCAGTCTGACCTTGGTTAACGGTTGTGTTAACAGGCTGAGACTCAATAGTGATGAATGCTTCTCCTTGTGCAGCAGATTCGCCAGGAGGTACGTACTCAGGGTGGTAAATGTCAATTCCACCATTGACTCCAGCACCTGTAGGTCCTAAGAAGTCGTCTGCGACAGTAGTATGAACTGCAACATCTGGCATTACATAACCCTGACCAGCGTTCTTAACATCAATACGTGCGAGACCAACTAGTGCTTTGATCTTACCACCAAAACCAGAGGAGGAAATCACATCAACGTTTGGACGTGAAGTGAAACCATCACCAGAGTTGGTGAGGATTGCCTCAGTGATACGACCTCTTTCTATGTTTGCAAGTGCTTGTGCGTTACGTCCACGTACCGATCCAGTGTATTCGAAGGTAATTAGTGAGTTAGAAGACTCAATTAGAGCAACTTCTCTTTCAAATTCTTCACCTTCAATCATCAATTTATCACCAGTCTCAATAGGTGGTACGACTGTAGCAGCGATAACGTCAACGTCAGAACCAATGTAGGAGAATGCAACGAATGTTGAACCTGCACGAGG